GTGCAGGTCCACCGTTAGAAGCACAAGGACCAGCAACATCCTCGAATGAAGGGTCAGTGATGTAGGTAAGCTGAGTGGTGTGTCCAATCATCTTCCAGTATCCCTTCTGCTGTTCAGCACTCATGGTAAGCTGGTTCCAGATGTGCATCCAGTCACCATATTGACGGTCGATTCTCTGACCTCCAATCTCGATCTCAACAATGGAAACAAGTTGCTCTCCAGGGTAGTCCAACCAACGAGCGTAGTTAGCCATACTATTAGAGATCTCAGGAAGAGTGACCTGAAGATAGGTACGGTAAGCAAGGTCACCGTTTCTTGAAAGAACTGCACTGACTCGGCGTCCGAAATCAGCCTGTCCTTGGAAAGTCTGTTCAATACTCTCCATAGCAAAGTTGGTGTGTCTTCGGTAAGACACCTTCCAGTAAGTAATCTCAGGGGTTCCAGTAAGGAAAAGATCTTGTGCGCCATAGGCGACGATTTGCATCAAAGCACCAGCCATTTTTCTTTATTTGTATATATTCTCCCTAAATATTTTATTTTTTCTTTCTAACCAAAATACACACGTTTTGCTAGTAAAAAATAAAATAAATTAATGTCTTAAAATAAATACAGTACATTATACCAATAAAAACAATGCAAATTTTACACATTTTAACATATTTATGTACAGCATTCTAAAACCATTTTTATTAGTAAAAATATATATCGTAGATAAACGATATATGACAAAGTCGTGTCATGAATGTAATCTAACTACCCAATAAAAATGTCTCAAATAGATAGTCAGTCTATTCCTACAGGAAAGAAGAAGGAACATCAAAGTATTGATGAAAAGCACCAAGAAATGATGAATGTTTTTAAATTAATTGAAGAGCATACTATACCTCAACTTGAAAAGGAAGTAGATGATTTACAAAATTGTACACACAAAATTACGAAAAAAACAGAAGAATATTATGAAATGAAAGAAAAAATGAAAAACAAAAAACGTGAAATAATCATTTTGAGACAAAAAAAGAAGAAATATTTATTGGACAATGCAAAATATATTTTTCATTATTATGAAGACAAACAAAAGACTTCTACAGGATATAATGTAAAAGATACTAGTACTATTAATCACTTTTTTAAAATTAAAGGAAAAAATGACGAAAGTTCCGATATCAATAGCGAAAAATACAAGCAATCTAAAAAACTGTACCAAGAATACTGGAAAAATGTGAACGGAGAAATACCTAATTTACAGGATTACATCCTCAGCTGCCATAATTGTCTCATTTGCAATCAAGGGGAATTAATTCCATTAGAAGAAGAAGGCGTTTTAATTTGCAATAATGTAGAATGTGGAAAGTTTGTAGTAAATATAATTGATAATCAAAAACCATTAAATAAAGAAATGCCGAACGAAGTTTCTTATACAGCATATATACGCCTAAATCATTTCAAGGAAATATTGTCTCAATTTCAAGCAAAAGAAACTACTAAAATACCTGATGAATTGTTTGATGCTGTACGTAATCGAATCGTGAAAGAGCGCAAAGAACTGAAAGAAGTCAATTATGCAGAAATGCGGTCCATATTATCCACTCTTGGATACAACAAATACTTTGAACATATACAGTACATAAATTCGATATTGGGAATCAAACCACCTGTTATGGATGAAGAGCTACACGAGACATTATGTGTACTGTTTATTGAGATTCAACAACCGTGGGCACTATTTTGTCCTACTAATCGCACGAATTTTTTCAATTATACTTATATATTGTGTCAATTGTGTGTACTGTTAGACCAAAAACAATACTTACCGTATATACCTATGATGAAAGACCGTATAAAACAACTAGAACAAGACATGATATGGAAAGACGTATGCGTGTACCTAGATTGGGAATATTTCCCTACAGTATAATTTTTTACAGTAAAATGGTTGATTTATTTACTGTAAAATTCACCTAAACCGATGTGCGGATTTAATTCTTCAAGGGTTTATACCAGTGAAGATTTGAAATGGGACGCCCTTTCAGGGCGTCATTTCAAAACGTTACTGGAATCTGACCCTCTATGATTTAAAATGCCCCATTTTAAATCTTCGAGGGTTTAAAGTGCGCTTATCTCCCGATTATCTCCCTATTGCACTAAAGTGCTTATCTCCCGCTTATCTCCCTATTGCACTAAAGTGCTTATCCCATAGCAGGGAACTTGACAAGGTTGGCTCCAATACCGAAACCTGCACCTCCTCTTGCACTTCCAGCCATGGATGGAACAAAGACATCCAATACGCTAAAGGTTGCTGCAGCTGTCAAAGCAATGATGACAACTTCCTCAACCTTCATCTTTCTCTGAGGAATGACAAAAGCAGCAATTGCAACCATGATACCCTCAACAATGTACTTGATCGCTCTCTTGATGAATTCGCTAAAATCAAAGGCAGCCATTATTTTTTTAAACAAGTATATATAATATAACCAACAAAAAACTTTCGTTAGAAAGAATTTAAATGAATATTATGTACAATATAGTATAACCAAAATTATGAGTCGTCAATCCCAATCATTTCCGCCTAAAATGACTAAAAGTGGTAAATTAAATCCTAGATATGTGGACCTTCTCACAGAAGACCCCGTTATTTCCAATCAACAGTATGGATGTTACTCTTTCGTATCACCAGAAAAGATTATTAAACAACGAGACACTTTCATGTTTGAAAAGTTTGTGAGACAATGGGATTGTACAAAATCATTATCTACTTTCTCCGATTTTTTGCTCTTTATCGCGTTTAAATACAACCTAAAAGCAGAGAATTTAGTAGACGATTTAACCGAATTCGTAAAAGAAGAAGAAACCATTTTGAAACGCCTAAATGTTGAAGACGACTTCAAACATTTTATGGATAAAAATGAAACAAAATTAGCCGAAGAATTCAATAAGACACACCAATTTCAAACATCTGTACGTGGGTTCATTAATCGTGGTAATTTCGCTACTGCAGAAGAGGCTGAGAATTATGCAAAGCAAATCCGTGATAGAGATGCAAATCACGATATTTTTGTGGGTAAAAACTTCGTATGGACTCCTTTAGACCCAGATGCATACAAAACTGGAAGAATCGAATTCATGGAAGAAGAACTCAATCAATTGCATCACGAAAAACTCAAAAACGAGAAGAATGCAAAAGACGAGTTTGAGAGACGCGTGTATGAGACAAAGAAAAAGGCGATTGAAGCGAATATCGCATTGGCAAAAGAAACTGGAAACACTCTCACACAAACCATGGACGAAAATGGAAACTTAATTGGTGTACGGGAACAAGTCAACTTTGATGAACGTACTGTAGCAAATGAAGCTGAAATGCTTCAACACACAAAGAGTGTAATTCAAAATAATACACCATTTGACAAAAAAGATTAGCTTTATGGTTCTTAAAATAAATATAAAAATATTATTGTACAGTATTATAATCAATACTGTTTATATTATTATAGTAATGTTTTTTCGCACTATTCGTTACGTACAAAAAATTGTGCTTAAGCGATTTCAGCAAATACCATTACCTTTAGGAAGATGGGGTCGTATCGAGTGTCCTAAACAAGTAGACAACAAAGTGGATTGGTCCAATGAAGACCATTGTGGGCCTTGTGGCGAAAAAGTATTAGTGAAAAAAAAATATGAATCAAAATCACCAGAAAATAATAGCATTAAAAAGTAGTATGGACCGTAATATTGAACTTGAAACGTACAATACATTCGAAATTGAGACAGAGGTTTTACACGAATCAAATGTTTTAGAACGCATTGTTTTTTACATTGAACATCCACGTATTTTTGCCCAACGCTTGGTTCGATCTGTCGCAACTTTACAATGGCTTATGTAATTTTCTTTGTACAGTATATATTCTATTAAATCATGGCTTTATCACCGAATACCCGCAGAACTCGCCGTAAACAGTACAAAGATATGAGAAAGAAGTCGATGTGTCGTGGTAAACGCGTTGTACCTAATAAGTGCAAACGTATTACACATTGTAAAGTTGCGCGTGGCAGAAAGAGAACTTATTGTCGCAAGAAAAAGGCTACCCGATACAGTAAACGATAATTGTACAAAGTGAATAAAAATATACAAAAATATTATCAGTATTTGTGTATATTGAGAAAAATTATGGGAAATACTTTGTTTTCTTATTTATGTTGTTGTTGTGCAACCGTTGATGAAGATTATCATAATACTTTGAAAAGTGGCGGCGAAGACCTTGAATTCTGTGGAATGTCTCGTCCAGAACGTATTGTATTCGTTAGTACAAGACGGTCATCTAAGAAACCATCGATAATATCTGTACCGAAAACTGCCTCTGTAAAAAATCCAATCGTTACTTGTGGGACGGTGTGCGTTTAGGCTTTTCTTAACAATAGCAAGGAATATTATCGATATTAATCGTTTGTATTTGTTGTGTTTTCTTCTTTTTCCCTTTTTTGGTGACAAGATATTGTTTTACTAAATCTTTCATCAATTCATCTTCAGGTGTACAATTGTGAACATGTCTCGCAATCATTTTGTACAATTTGAAATTTGGATATCTCTCTTCTCCACTCGATGTTTTGTACAATATATTTTTACCACGGTCATCTGTACACCAACGTAGAACTGCAGACTGTACAACATTCACGTCATCTATATTGGTACATAATGCAGTGTACACTTCTTCATCGAAAAAGAAATCATATAATGAACAGGCCAACCGACATAAATCGAAACTCATATTGGGTTCGATTCTTGGTCTATTCTCGTCAAAATATGGTTCAGAATTATATTGCGAATAGGCATCACCACCCTTTGCAAAACTATCACTACAATGTATTTTATTACGATATGTGTATATGCTTCTACCGAAATCAATGATTTTATATATTTTACCGTATGTAGGCACTAAATATTTTTTGTTCTTGTAAATATATTCCAAATGAGTGACATTGGTTTTACTGTACACAATATTGTTCGTGTGTAAATCATTATGAGTGAATTTGAATGCATTTTGATACACCAAAAGCGAAAATATAATTTGAGTCAATGCACTACTTTGTTCCTGTAAATTCAGTTCATCCTTTTCCAATAAATAGTCTAAAGTGTTTTCACATTTCTCGATACAAATCATTTGTACAGGAAAATTGTAAATATATGCGTTTATGGGTTCTTCTTCTTCTTCTTCTTCGTCACTTTCTTCATCACTTTCTTCATCATCATTTTCCTCGTCTTCACTTTCTGTAGTATTGCCGTCTTTCTCGTCGTCATCATTATCATCATTATCATCATCCGTACTGTCACTAACTAGACTATTATTATCGGAATTATCAGAAGACGAATCGGAATCATAATCGTTGTCAATGGTATTTTTACCTTTATCTTTTACTGTACTGTACAATAGTTCTAATTCAGAAGATTCGGCGGTTTCAACAGGGAAAACGGAGTCCATATCGGATTCATCTATAATATCGTACACTCCCATGTCCATATCAATAATGTCATTTACAGTATCATTATTATCATCGATCATTAATTTAGGTCTTCGACTATGAGTGTCTCCTTTTTCAATGTACATTTTCTGTACAACATCTTTATTTTCCAATTCGTATAATTTACCATTACTTGAATTAAAGTGTCTCGATTCGGACAAATAATCATAATCATCTAATAAATTTATTTTGAATTTATCTTGTACAGCTAAATACGAACCATAAAAATCAATACCGTGCATAAATGAATGCGTATTAAGTAATTGGGATGACAGGAAATTAAAAAACCCGTCTACATATGATGCATTATTTACATCAGCAATTTTATTCTTCTGTACATCACTCGTTTGTGTACATTCGTCTTTTGTAGTTTGCGGCAATTCAATCGATTCAATCGGGAATTTATATTTCCCTATCAAGTAGTGTACAGGGTCTAATAATGGAGAATGCTTGATATGTATTGGAACACGCTCTTCTGTCTCATTGTCTGCAGCAATAACTGTATCCAAATTCTTGAAATGTCTACGATGATTCCATACAACCTCTTCATATGTTAAAGGGAGTGATACGTCATCAGGCATCTTAATGTACTGAAATAAAGGAGAATAATTCTGAAAATACTTTACTTTGAAAGGATTGTAAGAAAACTCTTTTTCTTTCTCTGTCTGGAATCGTTCATTGTACTGAATCTCCAATTTCCCTAAATCCAACGGCGTTTTTGCTTTTATAAATTCTGATGTAAACATTGGCTTATTATGTTGTGAAAGAATATATTTTTTAGATAATAATAAACGCGATGTATTCGTTTTATTATTATGTATTTCCTAATTATATCATTTTAGGCAATATACAATATGACACTCGAGTTAAAGAAGTTTGATATGAGAGCCATTACGTTTAAACCGAATGAAAATAAAGGGCCTGTAGTTGTTCTAATTGGACGTCGAGACACTGGAAAGTCGTTTCTTGTAAGAGATTTATTATATTTTCATCAAGATATACCAATTGGTACAGTTATATCAGGTACAGAAGCTGGTAATGGATTTTATGCGAGTCATGTTCCTAAACTATTTATTCACGAAGAATACAGTTCATTATTAATTGAAAATGTTTTACGGAGACAAAAAGTTGTTTTGAAGCAGATTAAAAAAGAAATGGAAATGTACAAACGGACAACGATTGACCCAAGAACATTTGTTATTCTGGATGATTGTCTGTACGATAATAGTTGGGCACGAGACAAATTAATGCGACTTCTTTTCATGAATGGACGTCATTGGAAAATTATGTTGATTATTACAATGCAGTATCCTTTAGGTATTCCACCAACCCTTCGTACAAACATTGATTATGTATTCATTTTGAGAGAACCGTACATATCTAATAGAAAACGTATTTGGGAAAATTATGCAAGTATGTTTCCTACTTTGGAATCGTTTTGTTCCGTAATGGACCAAACCACCGAAAACTATGAATGTCTCGTCGTAAATAATAATGCAAAATCCAATAAATTACACGACCAAATATTTTGGTACAAAGCCGAGACAAGACCTGATTTCAAATTGGGGTCTAAAGAATTCTGGGAAATCTCTAAAGGGATGGGTTCTGACGATGAAGATGAACCATATGACCCTAATAGCGCAAAGAAAAAGAAACCTGGTTCTCAAATTACTGTAAAAAAAAATAAATGGTGAATTATGGACACCTTTTTCTAATTCAAATAGAAATAATTAGCACTTATGCATAATGAACATTAGGAATAAAAGTAACAGTATAAAACCTGCAAAATTTGTGTTGTTATCATTTTGTTTTACAGTATAGTAACGAGGTTGGGGTCTCCTTACTTGACCAATTATACGTATATTACGAGTATGCATCATTTTAGTTTTTGAAGAATGATATTTTCTGATATTTACATCAATTTTCTGGTGAGTGTATACCAGTGAAGATTAATTTACGCACACCAAAGGAATTTACGCACACCAAAGGAATTTACGCACACCAAAGGAATTTACGCACACCAAAGGAATTTACACTTCTTTTTAGGAATAGTATCCTTCAGGTCAATCAACATAACTGCTGTATCAATGATTGAATTGAACGATTTCAACATAAGTGTACTTTCGTCTTCAGTGAATTTCTCTTTAAATTTATTAATGTACAATACGTGTGCAATTGTCTTCAATAATGAAGCGCAGTTTTCAGGTTTCAAATTCTTAAATTCCAATGATGAATATAGTTCGTACAGTTCTTGTACAATAATCATCAAATTAGGTGTATCCATAACGTCTAATTTCTTGTCTTCGAACACTTTTTCCAACAATGTCTCAATCTTTCCTAAAGAATCAGAAGGTACATTTGTAATGCATATAATCATGCGTTTCAGAGCCATTGTTAGCGGTATTTTACCGTCAGATTTCTGAATATATTTTTGCAATACAGCTTTCAAACTATATGTCTCTTTTTCTTCAACGATAACATTAGAAATATCGACAACTACGTTATTAGAAGCATCAGTCATTTTTGTAAATATATACTGTACAAATATATTTTATTCAAAAACATATAAAATCAATAATGTCTAATTATTTAAGTGTTTAACATATATATACCTCCATTTTATGTACAGTAATCTATTTTTAATATCATTAGTATGTACAGTAAATTCTGTAGTGCAGTCATTATATATGTTTGGTAGTCCTCCACCGCCTCCACCAATATGGGATAAGGTTAGTTCAGGACTGAAAAAACGGTCGAGAGATTGGTTTATTGGAAGAGCAGAACGTGCAGGAATACCTTGGCAAGCCGTAACTGATATATATAAAGATACAGGTATTTTCTATAAATGTGTGCACCATAAAAATAATATTGAGAATCGTGAGTTACGTTATCCTAGTTATTTTACAAAGCAATTTCACGGTTACGATAAGGGCAATATGAATTGGCAAGCTGCATTTGAAGCAGAAGCAGCAACGTTAAGTATTTCTGCTAATTATTGGAAAGGTTCCGACCCTTTTACAAGCGAACAATGGTTACGAAATAATATCACAGATAGAATTATAACATACAGAAATCTTCATGATATTATTGAACCACCTACTCATATTCTTGATATTGGCTGTTCTATAGGTGTTTCTACAGAATTTTTAAAATCAAATTTCAAGGATGCACACGTATGGGGGCTTGATTTGAGTCCATATTT